GTGTGCTAAAGCCGATGTATCCGTCATGCAATGGATTTCCGTCGGTCGTAAAACGAATGTATTTATCAATTGGTGCGTTTAACCAGGTTTCACCATCATTCTTTTGAACTATAGCGTATTTGCCCAGAGAATGATTAAGGTCTTTGTGACCGAACATCGCATAAGTCCCAGCAAATCCAGGCAATGAACCTATCTCTGCGTCTCCGATAAATGCGTCGGCGGAAGTTGAAGAAGATCCAGTTATCTGCGTAAAGGTGCTGCCTGAAATAACAGTTCCTAAAAGACCGTGATTGATTCTTACCATCCCAAGACTTTTGGTATTTCCGATCGTAATAAGTTGAGGCTGTGTCGCTGCTGTACCAATATTAATGGTACGTGTTGAATCACTCGTACCGATATCGATGTTTCCTTCTCCAGCATCAAGCTTCAGGAAGCTATCACTCACAGTGCTTCCCAGCGTAAAAGATCCTCGGCTTCCAGCTCTTCCTGCAAAATTAAAAACTGTGCCAAACAGTGTGCTAAAGCCGATGTATCCGTCATACGACACGTTGCCATCAGTCGTAAAGCGAATGTATTTGTCGATCGGAGAATTTAACCAGGTTTCACCATCATTCTTTTGAACTATAGCATATTTGCCCAGAGAATGATTAAGGTCTTTATGACCGAACATCGCATAAGACCCAGCAAATCCAGGCAATGAACCTATCTCTGCGTCTCCGATAAGTGCGTCGGCGGAAGTTGAAGAAGATCCAGTTATCTGCGTAAAGGTGCTGCCTGAAATAACAGTTCCTAAAAGACCGTGATTGATTCTTACATACCCAAGACTTTTGGTATTTCCGATCGTAATAATTTGAGGCTGCGTCGCTGCTGTACCAACATTAATGGCACGTGTTGAATCGCTCGTACCGATATCGATGTTTCCTGTTCCAGCATCTATCGTTGTAGAAGAATTACCGTATGTACTACCTATGTTTACACCAGCTCTGTCTCCTGATCTTCCTGAAAGGTTGATCAATGTTCCAGCACCAGCACCAGCATATCCAATGTAACCATTGTAAGATGGATTTCCTGCTGACGTGAAATACACATATTTAGCTTCTGGCGCATTTAAATAAGTGTCTCCGTCATTCTTTTGAACTATAGCATATTGACCTAAACTTGTTTGATTTTTATGACCAAACATAGCGTAGGTGCCTGCGAATCCAGACAAAGAGCCAACCTCGGCGTCATAAGTCGTAATATTGCCTGTCGTGTCTGCGACAGTTGCGACAGAATTTTGCAATAATTTTCCCGTAGTCCCATTAAATCTTGCTATTGCATTAGCAGTTGCGCTGGCAGGTCCTACGACGTCTCCTGTGCCAGCTCCACCAGCAGTGGAAGAAATTGTAATTTGACCATTCGATGCTGATGTTATTGTTATATTATTTCCTGCGACAAGATAAGAAATTCCACTATGAAGCCTAGTCAAGGATCCACTTAACCCTTGTCTAAAAAATGAAGCACCATTTGAAGTTAGGCCTCGAGAAAAAGTTGATTGACCGGTAACTTTTAAGTTAGAAGCAGAATCCGTTAATCCTATTTGAAAGTTATTAGGACTTAATATAAGTTTAGTCGTTTTATTATTGGTATCTTTGACAACTAAAAATATAGATTTATCTACTTCATTTTTTGTTATTGTCATAATATTATGAAATTATGCTGTTAAGTTACCAGAATCATCTAAGCTTAACGTAATTAATGATAAATTAGTTACAAAACTTGATTGTCTGTTTCTAGTCTGCATATCAAAATAAGGTAAAGAAGACGTCGCATATTGACTTAAGTTTTGAGATTGAGTATTCTCTGGTTTAGTTATATTTCCTTCTGAATCAACAAAAGTTACAACAACAGGATTGTTTAGAATTGTATATGAAGATTTTTTTTCATTTATAACATTGACAAAAATTCTTTGTTCTAACATATCTCTAAATTGTCCAAATCTTCCTTGTCTAAAATAAGCAGAAGTGTATTGAGGTAACCCGCTATATAATCCGTATCTCCACCCTCTAATAATAGGCCCTATATTCCAGTAACTTGTTCTTACTGACTCATAATTCCCTGCGGGAGCTCCTCTTGGGCTTAATGACGTGGTTTTTCTATCTCTAAAATCAGGCCAGTTTGTTGTTCCGCGACGAGCAAAGCTCGTTCTTTCAAAAGAATCAACTATATTAGAATCAAAAAATACAGTACTAACATCCCCATAACCGAATATTGTTTTTATTAAATCGTTTTTATTCGTTGAACCGGTTATTGCAGTAGGCGATGACAAGTTAACGTCAATTGACCAATGGTGATACCAATTTCCTGTTGACGGCGAAGAATAGTCTAAGTCTTTAGCTTCTTTTACTGGACGATAAACCTTTTGTCGGCCGACTGTTCCAACTATTAACCCATTAACTTGTTTATTAGTTGATAGCTGCGTAAATGTTTGAGAATAAAATTCTGCTACATGAGAAGCTTCTATGTTATTAAATAGCAATTCTTTTTTTCTTTGCACATTAGAATATTTCGGTTCAAATGGATACGATTTAGTCCAATGCTTGTCAACACCTGGGTTTAAGTTTACTGGTCTATTTATCCCCGGGGTGTTGGCTGAGGGGATATAGTTATCAAAAATAATAAACCCTACATCTCTATTTTGAATACCAAATGCTGGCCCGCCGCCGGCGGCTTCATCATCCGACGGATACATATAAAAAATATTACCGCCATTTATTTTGAAGCACGCAATAGGATCAGGCGGCAATGTGTCGTATATTCTTTCTTCTGCACAATCATGTTTTGAAGCCTTTAAATTTCCTGCCTTTTCGCTGTACGGTTGCATTCTATAAGAAACAGAGTTTGAAAAATCGAAAATAGAAGTCCCAGGGGTCGTCGTGTTTTCGTAATTCAATATCTTTCCAAATATCACGCCTCTATCAAAAGAAATTCCATTGGTAGGTACTAGTTTTTTTATTCCACGTTCCTGTCTAATTTCAACTAAACGACCCGCAACAACTCTATCATAAGTTCCAGAAATATAAGATTCTTTACTCTCTATTTCATGTTGATCAAGAACTCTTACCATGTCTTTGTTCCTCCAGCAACTACATCGTGAATTGCAACAGATGCTAATGGTTGATTTAACGTGTCATGAAATTCTTTTCCTTCGGAGATTAAACTTCCATAAAGAGTAATATGAATGCTTCCTGTGGTTAATTTGATATCATGTTCTATGGACCCAGAAGTATAAGGAGGAGATGCTGGTATGGCTGGTCCTCCGGTCGGAGGAATTGTTTCTACTCCTGAAAAAAATACCGGTCTTGATTTCGAGACAGAAAGTATCAACTTGTCTCCAGGAAATAAAAGATATGGTGATGCTACTGTCTTTTGTTTTTGAGCAATTGAAGTTGCATATAAAACTTTATCTAATCCGCCAGCAAAAGAAATTATATTTTTTAAATTTTGAAGAGTTGAACTTTTTTTATACAAATAGAATGGATTGTCATAACTTTTTTCTGTAAAAGTCTTAAATTCTTTTCCGAATATCGAACGATTTGATGAGTCAAATCCTTGTGAATTTCTTCCAAAGTTATTTATCGAAAGAATTGCGCGTTCTCTAGTACCAGTACTTCCTCCAAAGCTAAAAACAGTTGTTTCTTCGCTTCCGAATGTCCACTTTTCAGTATTAAGAAGTTGTGTTAACGCTGAATGAGCAGCGCTTACAGACATTCCTCCGTGGGGCCCTGTATATGCTTGCGTTATATAAAAAATATCTTTTGCTAAAAATCCATTTGATATAGAAGATTGGCAATTAACCACGACGCTTCCAGTATATTGACCCACGGTTCCACTGCGAATAACCGCAGTAGGCCAAGAATAAGCCTTAAATCCTATCGGACTAAGCTGCCATATATTCCCTGATTGAGAAGTCGGACCAGCAGAAATATCTGGCGTGTTAGAATAAGTTAATTCTGATATATCATCAAGTTCATGGGTAAAAGTTCCTGATAAAATCAAATCTCTAACACTGGTCCTTCTACCTGAAAAAACTTGATTAAACAATGAGATTGTTATGCCAGGTCCTCCAACATCAAACGTTGTTGCTACGGATCCTGGTACTTGTGGAGAATTTGAAGTTAATGGAATAAAACATCTAGTTTTATCATTAAACCATCCAGGTCCAGCTTCAATTGGTATTTCAATTACTGCTTTTTCTAGTAAGAACGGTTGTTGAATCGGTATTGTGAATGTTTCGTCATCTATTGCTGAATATCTGTTATCTGCTTGGACGCTTTTGTCATACTTTTTTGTAAGAGCGTTTATTTCATTTTCACGAGTTAGAGAACTATTTATTAATCCGTCAGTTGCTCTAGTTCCTATTGATCTATTTGCAGAGCCTGAAATTAAATTAAAACCAAAAGCATTAAAGCATCTATCGACTTCGATTATTCTATCAGCAGATGCATCTCCATATGGATTTGCTATGTCAAATTGCCCATTTAAAAATGATGAAGTTGGATATTGCCATCTATTTGTTTTTGAATTAAAGTAATAAATGCTTGATGAAGCTCCGAATAATTTTGTTTTATGATCAACTCTAAAAGATAGTCTAATTTGCGTCTTTGATTTTAATGATTGATTGAATCCTTCCCCTACGTCTTCAATTTTACTACCTGTTAAGAAAAAAGAGTCAGATAATGCGTTTGGATCATTTTCAAAAATTTTATTTTCATTAAATGGGCGTATGTAATCTTTTTTTGTATCTTCTAAATAAGAATCTACGAGAGATTTGACAATACTCGAAGTTATAATAAAATTGTTAGAAAATAAGTTTTGGTTTTCTGATACGCTCAAAAGATTTGACCCATAAAACCTCGGCAATGAAGTTGGAAAACTGACTACGCCGTTTGTGTAAGCTATCGATTTTCTATCATCAAATGATATTTTGTGATTTCCTGTTCTTGAATCACCGGTTTTAGCTATCGTTGGTAGATTTATTTTTGAATCTTTTTCTTTTAGTAAAGATCTGGGTAATATCCTTCTTAAATTTAATGGTGGGTGAAAGGTAAAAACTGCTCCAATTTCTCCGATGGCTGGCCAATGTTGATCAATTTTTAAGTTACACGCATATTTCGCCGTATTTCCATCTGCTAAGTCAGAATATGATGGATTATACGTGGCACCACCAAATTCATATTTTGTTCTTGCATAAGTTTCATAATTTAATTCATAAGAAAAATCTCTAAAAGAATTACCCGTCATAAAGACGCCGACTGTCGCATCTTCTTCTGTTGAAGAAACAAATTGCAATTTTGATAATGGAAGATAACGATATTCTATTTTCCCATTTTCGTATAAAACAAATTCAAATTTTATTACATTTCCTCGTACTGTCGTTGAAGACCATCTAATGATTAATCTTCTACCTTCAGGATTTTGATTATCGTTGTAATATCTGACACCATAATCTATCGGGCTTAACTTAGCATCTGGTTGTGATAATCCTTTTTCGTATAAATCAATTTGATTTATTGATAATCCTGCTGATGACGGGTCTTCATATCGATTTTGCAAATCATCAAACCAAACTGCAAACAGAACGTGTTTTATATTACCAGCAAAATTTGCTTTGATTGCTGCATTAGCATATGATACAGGTGAAAGCAATCTAGGAGGAGGAGGGAATGGTGGAATTACAAATATGTCAGATAAATTAAATGTCCCATATCTAGGATCAATTAAGCATACCCATCCATCAGGGGAAACAACAAATGACTTATATGCTAGCCCATTAAATAAAAATGGAAACCCTATATCAATAGGGGAACTTACACCGTCGTCAACTCCTTCTTGTGATATTGGATCAGGTATACAAGAAAATTTTTGTTGTGGTACGCTAACGAACCCAATGTTATATTCTTTGCTTAACGTAAGAATATATTTTGAGATGTCTCTATTAGGTGCTGCTCGTAAAGATTTTGGAGTAGGCATGTTAGTATGTAAAACCCCCAAATGCTATAGAGTCCGTTCCTTTTGACCAAACATCATCGTACGTCCAACCTGCCGACGCTGAAATATCTCCATCTTTAACGTAATTGTCAGTAGAACTATTCATTTTTTTTACGACTTCAATCATGTCTTCAGACAAATTTGTTGATAATTGTACCTTATTTGACAAATCGTTAAAAGGATCCAAATATACTTTATCATTAGTATTGAAGAAACCCATTGTAGGAATTTTTTTTACATTTCCAATGATATCAACCATATCCAACCAAGGTTGGATTTTATGTTTTGTATACTTCTTATCAACAGTTAATTTTCTATCGCTAGCCAATACAATATCTAGATTTCCATCAGATAAATGACCTTTTACTGATCTTGCTTCAAACGGAATATCAATGCTAAAAAATGAAGCAACGGATCTTATAGGCATTGGCTCTATAATTCCGTTAAAATTATAATTTTCTAGTTCATTAAAATCGCTTGTTATTATAGGATATGTTAATTGGTTCGTTTGAAGAAACTTTATAGGATTATAAAATTCTAAATCTTGATAATAATTTTCTGGAAAAATATTACCCTTTTCTGATCCAAATGAATTCTTTTTTATAACATTCCCAGGTTCACCAGAATGAATTTTTGGAATTGATCTTGCAAAGAAATGTTTTGATCTGGTTATTTCTACACCTTGTCGATAAGCATCAATCGCTGAAGTATCTATTGAACCTGTATTAACGTAAGAAGACGAATTGCTGGCCTTGAGTCTTTCATCTTTGTTGACACCAGGGGTATCATCAAAATATTCTTTATTATTTGAAGGTAAGAATTGGTAAAAGAATACTTTATTTTTTTTAGGTGTCAATAATTGTGAAGCTCTATTAAAGATGGTGTTCATTTGAATAACTTATAAATTTCCTTCATGTATGATTCTTCTTTTGTTTTGTTTTACGTAGTTTTCTGAAAAGAAATACTCTATTTTATGTCTTTCTAGCATGTGAGATTCAATAACGAAGTTAGTTCCTTTATACATTGTTTTCTTTGGCATCAATTGTTCAATAAATGTGCTGATTGAATTATCAAACCAGCTGTAGAATTCCATAAAAGCTTTAAAATTTAATTTATCTTTTAAACGATTGAAATAAATGCTTCGCAATTTTTCTAAATCTGGATAATCAGAAGAAAATACTAATTCTGGATTTCCTAAATAATTTTCCATAGATTCAAATGTCGAAAACATATTAATAATATCTTTGTTTAAAGAATCAACTAACGAAAAATCTATTGAAAATCTGGCATCATCTTGTGGCGTCTCTGATCTTGTTATTTCGTAAACAGGAGACGGTCTTGCCCATTCATTTCTTGATATCAAATATTCATCATTATATCCTCTTACTCTTACTTTTTCGTTAGTAACAGCTTCATCAAAGTATGCAGATAAATGAGAATATCGAATGATTTCAGGCAACATGCAATTTTTATTAGCTGGAAATCCCGTCCCATTTAAGTTTATTCCGTTTTCACTAAAATCCAAAAATGTAATGTTACCGTTATTGTCAGCTGACTTTATTTCTTGCTTTACTAAAGATTCTAATCTTAATCTTTCGTAAGAACCTGATTCTGAAATCGAATAGTTGTAATTTACCAGCGGGTTGTCGACGCCTAATGATTGATAGTTTGTTAAATGAGATAACCATTCATTTTCACTTAACGCTTTTGACCAAAATTTTAGTCTTAAAGCGCGACCATCAAATGCAGTTTTTCTTGAAACAGATTCTGCAACTGAAAGATTGTTATTTAAAAAACGATAAGTTGAAGTAGAACCTTCAGGAATTGTTTGATTAGATCCTAGTGTAATAAACGCTCCAGAAACGTTGGTTTGATAAACTAAATCTAATTTCCTGAATACGTTACTATCTAATGGCGAACCAGATCCTGTTAATTCATAAAAATAAGATGAAGTTGTAGATGAATACAAAACCTCTCCTTCATTTTGAGTACCTACTCTTATAAAATAAGACGATGATGCTATAGAATCAATTGAGTCATTTCTCTCGCAACCGAAAGAAACGTTCCAAATATCACCATTAAACAAGCTGCCCGTTGGCAAATTTAAAGTCATGTCTAATAAAGGAGCATTATCATCATTTCCAGGGCGCAAAAACAGTCTAACCTTTGGATCATTTTCATCATAATATCCAATGAGATTTGCAACTAATCCTGGATTTTGTATTCCTGATCCCGTTACGCATAACCTTGCTAGGCTTTGAGTAAAAGATGATAATGAGATAGGTAGTTCATATTTGTAATTGCATTCGAAAGTCCATGAACCTGATGTTAGCAATCCGTCGTTGATAGAGTTTGATATTCCATGAGGATTATAAATGTGCTTTTGTACGAATGTTCCTTCTGGCTTGGGATATCCAGGTTGTAATCTAGATGATGACAAGAATTGAGACGTGACTAAAGAAGATGATGAAAAATTAATGATGGTCGTTAAATCAGATTTACTTTCTTTCGCATGAAGCAATTTTCTATATGTAGGTCCACCATATTCTCTAAATCTTACGCTAGAATCAGGTTCTATTCCGATTGATCTTAGAAATGCTTTTATACTTTGTTGCGTACCTTTAGAACGAATTATTGAAGGTAAATTTATTAATATTCTTCTTAAAATTTCATGTTGAACTGACCTTAATGATAAGCTTTCATTTCCTTTAATTAAAGGATCAATATTTTCTGCAAGAACATATTGATCAATTGTCGCCGATGTGAAAAGCGGAGGTAAAAAGAAGCCATAATGTTTTGCAATATCAAATAACATGTTATTTGGAATGCTCTTATTTAATTCATAATCTACTGTCTTTAAAGAGCTAAATGCATCTAAAAACAATTTAATTTCATCAAAAAACTTTGCCCATATGTAGAGCAAAGATAACATAATTTGAACGTTGTTTAATTTACCTTGCCCTGGTATTCCAGAGCCTCCGTATTGAGATCCATTATTGGCTTCAGCTGATGTCAATCCTTCAGCAGCGGCGCCTTCGACAAGGTAGTGTCGAGGAATTAACTTGGTTATGATATTAGGATTTTCTAAATCGTATGCAGATGCGCTTGTTAACAATTCAACGTTTAGATTAATTACATCTTGATATGCGGGGAATAAAACAGGTGATAAATCATTTCTTTCATAAATTAAATTGCTTAATGGATCATTTTTTGCATTTTCTCTCAAAAAACCAGAAAAATTGCTAATGAAAGAATGTAATGAATTTCCTGAACTATCTAAAACTATAGAGTTTGTGATATCATCAGTTATTGGTGATAGAGGTGGTGCGGGTTCGTTAAATTTATAATATAGTTTTAAATCTGGCGCGCTATGTATGGATTTTTTTGCGTAAGATTTTTGTTGAGAAGTTGTTCTGAATGAGTGAAATATTCTTAATTCGTCGATAGTTCCTGACAACGTCTGTCGAGGCGTTACTAAATTTCCTTCTACATAATAGGAAGTTCCGCTTCCTATCAATAAATCGTTATAGTCTATGCTAAGATTACCTATGGTAGTTGAACCTGTTGTGGTAGAAATAATAGATTCGTTATTAAAAATTTTTAAATTTTGTAATTTTGAATCTCTATCTAAAACGAAGCATAAATGATTAAAAATTCCTTTTTCAATCGTTGCAGATGTTGACATAGCCAATGAACCAGAAAAAACGTCGAACTGTGCTATGGAATAATTCGTAGAAGCTATAGGGTTTAAACGTATAGAAAACCCATGATTTTTATCATGATTAATCTTTTGTAATAATATTTGTGTTCCATTAGTTTGAATTTTAGGAATTTTTAATTGTAGCTCTATGCTTAACGAATTATTGTTTTTAGGGTTTAATGTAGAAACTTGTGCGTCGGCATTTGGACTTAATGACGGAAATATTACCCCTTGAATATCTTTTACTTGTATATACGTTCCTAATGTTGGTAAAGTTTCAGTTGTTTGAGTTCCTGAAAAATGAAGTTGTCCTTGATACTTTGGAAATCTATCAAAAACCCACTTGTCAAATCCAGATAAATCAGTAAAGAAATTTTCGACTTCTTCTCTAGTTCCGTCAAACGGGAATCCATTTATGATTTGCTCAAAGGTTAAATTTACTTTAGCTTCTGCTGACATGAAGAAGGTATGATTTTCAAATTTTGACCAGTCAACGTTTAACTGCTGAGATGATTTTAGCCCAGTTCCGTTTACGTCATATCCAAAAGAATCTGGATTTTGTATGTTTGATCCGGAAAAATTAGAATAAGATAGTGAGAACGATCTCGCACTATTTAAGGATTGTTCTCTTAAAAACGATGGAACGTATTGCGAATATCGATAATTTGACATCGTTAATTGACCTGTGTATCGCTAATTTTAAAAACGTTTGATACTGAATGATAGATCTTATTTACTCCACCCATTACTATCATAATGTCTATTACATAACTTCTCTCTTTAGTGAGGTTTGATGTATCAAGTGTAAAATACATACCGGTGCCATCGCTACTTACTCTTGTAGAACTATATTTTTCATCAAATGCTATAGCAACTTCATTTGTCGTAATATCTCTAACTTGATAATAAGTTTTTCTAATAACAGAACTTGGTAACTCTACAGGTCGTTTTACTAATTTAATTGCAGGACTTATGTAATCGAATATGTTTAAACGAATCTGTACTTTTTCATTTGAACGATGAAGAGAATTTATACCATTTGTCGATAAAACATAATTTTTAAAATCAGTTGCACTTGAAGTTCTTAGGGGTGGGAATACTTCTAACTTGCTTCCTGTAAAGTATCCTATCGAATTATCCAATGAAGACCAAACGGGAGTGAAGGTTATTGAACCTGACTTTTGCAATTCAACATATAGCGTGTTATTTGAAGTTGGAATTGTAAAAGAAGAAGAGTATATGCCGACGTAATAATTTAGTCCATCAAAATGTTGAGAACCGCTAAACGTTAAAGTGTAAGAAGAATTACCAGATACGGCTGTTGTTAATTTAAGCAATATGCTGTTTGTACCGGTTATTTCAGTAAGAGTTGATCCACTTAGTATGTTTGATAATTCACCTTTAGAAAAATTTCTTAAAAATATTGTAGAAGGTTCATCAAATCTTAAATTTAAAGAGTCATCTATCAATGAATCATCATATTTCATAATGATTCTTGGATGTTTAAACTCATCATATGCAGTCCTACTTGCGAAACGTTTTACGAAATATGAGTATGAATCATTTTCTTGAGAAGAATCTAAAGAAATTCTAAATCCGCTATCTGGTATTTCATTTGCTAATGTTGCAGAAATGATCTTAGTTACATTGATTTCTAGATTTTCTTCTCCTGTTATAAAGTGTTGAGTAGCTTTAAAGTCGTTAATTAAAGACGACGCAGTTATATAATCGCAAATTTCCGTCGCGCCGCCGGCGGAGGAGGCGCCTAAAGAAACCCAAGGTGCATTAAACGAAGCTGAAACATAATTGCAAGAATCAAAATCCGAATAGTACACGACGTCACGGCCTAATCCTTCGTTAAATGATTTAGAAAGAGGGTAAACAGATACATCAAAATTAGAAGGAGTCGTTTGCCCGCCATACACATCAAATAATTTTAGTGTGCAATTAAAGCTGCTGTTGTTGACATTGATAGAATTTGAATAAATTAAGTCTTTAATTGGTTGTAAATCAAAATGAACTAATAATCTGCTAAGTTCTAAATTTTTGACTCCATTGTTATCGAACGTAACTCCATAAAGTTTAAATAAATCTAATGAGCCTGCAGAACCTACGTTCGAACCAGTTCGAAATGATCCAGAACTAGCTATTTTTATAAACCTATTTGTTAGGTAAGCATCTTTGTCTGCTTTTAGAATTTTGTACATATTACAAAGATGTCCTTCCTATTATGTTTATCTCTGGATATTTGAATTCAAACATGCCACCAATGGGTGGATACAAAATTCCTTTTCTAGTATTGCTTTTAATATCATGAAAATAATTGCTATATTCAAGACTATTAATATTTCCAGACAAATTCTTGAATTGCAAATTATTAACAGATATAACACCTTGCGTTCTAAAAATTAAATTTTGTATATCTGATATTACGATGGGTTGATCAATAGAAAAATTCTTTGTTTCAAATTGAAATATAAGATTTCTCAAAATGTTTTGAATGATTATTTGAGAGTTTAAAGAAGGATCAGAGACTACATCAAAGTTAAATTCTAGATTTACAATTGGAACGTCAAGAATTTCTATCGCATCCGTTATCATTCTATACGGAGTTAGATACTTTCTAAGATTTTCTTTTAACGTATCTGAAGCATGAACTAATTTAGAATCTTGATCTCTACAAATAACGTGTAATTGAGTTACAATCGGATTGTTTGGATTTGAACGAGCAGCTGCTCTAAATACCCTTCCAAAATTAGAAGGTAGTGAATATACTCTTGCCAACAAGTCTTCTCTTGTTACAATTCTTTCTTGAGAATTTCTTGCGCTTGGTATTAGCGATTTTAGCTCATTAATTGTAGGCGAATCTTCGCCACCGACAGCTTGTTCTCTATTCGATACCCCTATGCTACTTCTAACAGATGATATTACGTCTATAGAAGGGTTATTAGGAAAAGTTATAACTAAAGTTTGAATCGCGTTGATTGTATCTGGTGGCGCGTTGTGAGACAATCCACCTCCATAACGATACGTTACTGATAACGTAGAATTTGCAGAATATATTCCTAACGTTCTTGTTTTTAGTAATTGAAGGGGATTAATAGATGTTCTAGAAAATGTCTTTGAATATGGAAAAGATATTGCAAAGTCAGAAGGATCAGGAACTATGTCATCTTCTATGCTAGTGTCATCTCCTCCTCCTAAAATTAATGTTACTGTTCTAGTAGATAAATCAGTCGAAGTTACAAATCTATAAGGAGCAGGAATAACTTTTAATGCTTCTGATATTTCTTGAGAATCTTTTGCTAAATTTAAGACATTTTTGTAAACGACATCATCAGTCAACGAGTTAACTTCGTAATAAACATTACCTAAACTATCATAAACGTTTATTATATCGGTTACGTTTGATTCAGATAATCTTACTGATCTAAATGGGATAAAAGAGCCTAGTCCAAACGTTTCGGTCGTCTCAGTTCCAGAAATGCATGGTCCGCTTGCTGCTAATAGAAAGCTTAATGGGACTCCACTTTCTGTTCTTCTTCCAACTTTTACTTCAGCGGCGTAATTTCCATCAGCCCTCTTTTTAGAAAAATCTATATCTGATAAAAGGTTAAATGCAATATTATTTATAGAAACAAATATAGTGCCTGCTTTAATTACAGGTAAAGAAGATGAAGAAACAGCTACTTTTGAATTGTTAAACGCCGCCGGAACTTCGATAAAAACAGTCACATCAACTACGGCAGGAGAAGCTCCAACTATTTTTGTTCCGGATGTTCTAATTAGTCTTTCTATATTTTTTGTTTCAATCGCAGTTTCTGGATCTAACTCATTATATTGATGATCCAAATAAAACGACATGGTATCGCCTGCATAAGCAGCTAAATCTAAAAACATTCCTCCCAAAGAAGTTTCTGAAAAGTCTTGTATTTTATCCGGATAATATAACCTAGCATAATTCAACAATTGTGTTCTAAAAGAATCGAAATCTTTTGCAAGATAATTTCGAGTTCTAAATTGTGTTAAGTTACTTTTTGCCATTTTATACTCACTTTTATTATCAAAATTATATTACATATAATGATATCTGAAGAGCTTTATTTTCTATATTCAACTGTGGGACGCTATAAGTTATTGTTATTCTTACAAGTCCTAAATTTCTATTATTTTCATCGATATCTGAAATAAAGTCATTTAGTACTATAAAAGGCATCCACGTACTTACTGCATCTCTTATTCTAGTTATTGCTTGTTCGTCAAATTCTTCGGTCGTCGAAATTTCTGAAGTTAATTCTTGCAAGTTTGCGCCAAAATAGTAAAATCCGACTCTTTCGCCCCAATTTGTTAAAAGTAGATTTTTTACATTGTCTTGAATTTGTTCTTCTGCGGTATAATTCATCGCTAGAAGATTTTCTGCGTCAAGCCTTAATGGAGTTTTTATCCCTATAGGTAAAGGTGTAGCTTTCACTATTTCTTTAGAAATTTGTGTGTTAGTTTTACCTGAACTTGTAAAGCTATATGTACCCATGGCTTACGACGTTAAATATTGATTTGTCGTTAAATCGTTGCCAATTTAAATGAATACTTCTTCTAGTCCTTTTCCAAAATTTTTATTAACTTTTGTCCCTCTGTACTGTTTTTCTGAAGGAGCCGGATTTGCTCTATAAATTAATTCTAATTTTTTGAATGAAAGATTTTCGTCTATTGTCGTTCTGCCGGCTTGGAAATGCATATGATCTTCATGTATCTTTGCTGGAGTAAATATACCAGGGCCTGTAAACCACTTTAGCTTGCTATATTTGTCTATATGCCCAACATTCCATTGGTTTCCAAATTTTTCTATTGCCCATAACTCAAATTCTTTGTATATTTTACTTCCAATTAAAATACTTCTATAAGGAATTAGTTTTTGTCCATCATCGGTCCAAGGAAGCAAGCGGCCTTTTTCAATCAGACTAATTTGCCATTCATGAAACAACCATCTTCCTATTTCATACATCGCAGCAAAATCATGCGTAAGTTTACCTTCTATTCTATAAGGTTCGCCTGCCCCGCCTGCACATTTAAATGGAGATAAATTCGAAAATTCTTTAATTTCAGTTGCGTTATTATTCTCGATTCCTGACATCCAATTTCCAGCTTTATCTCGCATAGGATATGCCATATCAAATGCAGTACCACCATGAGTTTCAGACCAGGGGTTGATTCTCCACCCTGACCCCTTAGGAATTGACTGTCCTTGTGGACCAACGAACGCATTACCTGTAATGTTTCCAACTTCAAGAGTTACTGAATCTTCATTATTAGATTTTCTATAGCTTTTATCATTGTACATGTGTTCAGATAAAGCATAGATCGTCTCTAACGCGTAATTGTCTCCATAAGACATATTTCTGCTTGGGAATAAAATAACCATATTTTTTTCATTAGATTGAAGTTTATAAAGATTATTTTTTAAAGCTTCTCTATCTAACTTTGTCTCAGATCCTGGAATGTCTGCTACGGTTACGTAACCTTTTATTGCTCCAAGCTCTTTTAATAATTTTGTTGCTCCAACAGTTGTAGCAGCCGTCCGCGCGGCCATGGCTTCGCTTGCTAATGTTAAAGCTACATTTAAATCTGCTATATACCCTATCGGATCAGAAGTTATTGGTTGGGTTAACGGTTTTACGACGGTTTCTAATATTTGCTTTGCAGTATCAAAAAGCTTATTTGGTGTAAAGCTTGCCCACCATGAAGGATCCTTGGTAACTATGTCTAATTGCGCTTGAGCTATTGGAAGCGCATTAATAAATGCTAAATTAAATCCTTCCTGACTAGGATAATTAGGTGTTCCACCTCCTCCCCAAGCTGATTTGCCCGTTGTTGATAAAATTTTTATCTCTGGATAAACGGGGGCTGGAGCTACAGGAGGCGGTTTTACTAAATTTGATAAGTTAGATAAAAAATCAGGGATATCATTTGGTTTTATATTTAGCAATGCGGGTATAGATGCTTGAGGAACAGCAAATGAAGCGATAATTGTCGCCAAATCTAAAGGAGGCTCTTTTATTTTTAAAGCAGCAGCTACCCCGCTAGGATCAAAAACTGGTATCGTTGATAACGGCGCGGAAACATCAAGGGTTTTCATCGAAAAACCTATAGTTCCATCAATTAATTGAGAATGCCAATCCCCATATCTTTTTAAATCATTTAAATCTATTTGCTTAGAATAAGGATCAAAATTTTTATAAATTTCTATTGCTCTTGTTCTAAAAGCATTAGAAATTGTTCCATCTGGATTCAGCGCGCCGAATGAAGTTAGTATACTCATTTTATTTTATAAGAACTTTTCTAGAAAACGTACCTTGTCCAGCTTCTCCTGTTCCAATTTGTTTATTACCAGTTGTAAAAATTGGTACTGCTCCACCGGGATTTGTTTTTCCTCTTATCGGATCGTGAATTTTTATATCTCCTTGCATCGCAGCTGAATCAACAGGTACGTCGGTGCAAAGTATAGCTTTATCTGCGGTTTCATCTCCTAATTTGATGTAACCTGAATCAGAAGGCTTAAAAATAATATCACCATTTGATTTAATTGTTATCGATGCCCAACTTTTACTATCATCTTTTTGATCTTTTATTATGTCTTTAGTTTTAGATAAGGCTTCATCTTTTAAATCTTGCCTGTTTGAGGCGTTTTCTGTAACATCAACTAACTTTTCAAAAGAATTAAATCCAGTGACCAGTATTTGAACGTCGGATCTAGCAAAAATTCTTATTTTATCAGTTTTTACTATTATGCTTGCATCACCAGTTTGTGTGTCTTTAACTCCAAGTTTTTCGTTATACCTTTGTAGTTCTAAAGATTTATCAATTTCAGCGTTTTGCGAAACATAAATTCTGCTTCTATCATTTTTAAAATCAGGATCTCCTTCATTAGGCATTAATGAGTTAATTGATTTGTCTAATTCTGGATTTAGCAATGTGTTGATTACAGTTTTTCCTGCTGTAGATTCTTTTTGTCCTCTACCAGCGACTATGTCGATTGAACCTGCATTTCTTTTTTTAAAGAATGCTTTTTTATCTTTACTTACACTTTTTGGTCCATCATTTGTTGGATTATTAGGATTTGATGTATCAACCGTAGTATATTCAACCGCTGAACCAGTTCTATCTCTTCCTAATACTATTAGCGTGTTGTTGCTACCTTCAAAGGCAATATCGCCTGGTCTCTTTTTAAAACGCGGAACAGACTCATAAACAGACGCATCAGAACCTTCTGATGTAGTTAAAATTCTTTCATAGATTTTTCTATCTTGTAGAAAAAGAGTTCCATCATCAAAATTATAAGATGGAACTTGATTGTTTCCTTGTTGGCTTGTTTTTTCCCATTTTTCGCTAGCATCACCTTCAACAAAAGAACTTTGATTAATTCTTGGATAATGAGAATGGTTAACATCATCAACGACGCCAGAACCAACGACACCACAAACCCAATATCCTATTGGATCAATGCTTGTCAAATTTTCAAACATTACCCAAACATGTTCTCCCGGTTTACACGGCATCGATAATGCAGGAGGGAAAAACGGATAAAGAAACATTAGCTTATCGACTTCATATTTGACCCCTTGATCAAGCATGATGACTTTTGCAGCAATGATAGTGTTTCTTGGTAAAACTTTATTTCTTACATATCTTTCAAGATTTGAAAATGTTTTACCATATTCTAGTCTATATTTTTCTTCTAATTGTTGTACTTTTTTTTCTGTAAGTACAATTGGATCAAAAATTACGTCAACGACGACCCATTGCTGAAAGACTTGTCTAATCGAAATTGTTGAACTAGCATCGTAATTGTATTCTGCGTGTTCAGCACCAACTAAATTAAGTTTTCCGTTGATGATCAACGCATTTTTAGATGCCATTTTAATTGTTCCTTATTTTATCGAACATATCATTAGGATCAATCGATTCTGATGCATATTCTGCTTTAGAAATTAATTCTGCCAATTTAATCAATTGTTCATTTGCTTTACTCATTCTTTCGATATAAGAAGAAATAGTTCTTCCATGAACTGCATGCTCTGTGCTTTTATCTTGGACGATCATTACAAGCTTAGTAAACATTATATAAGCATTTTGTCTGTCGGTTATAGCATTTTCATAAATCTCTTTCCACAATTGCTTTTTTTTATCATTAAGAGATTCAATTTGATTTAATAATCCGCTAAAATCTTTTATTCTTTCTTTGATACTTTTTTCAGAAGAATCAATTATTTTAATATCTTCATCCATATCAAAATTTTTAGAATCACCGTCCATTGTAGACATATGTTCTAGCATCTCCAGTTTTATTTAAAATATATTAGAATAATTAGAAATTTGTTCCACTTTTAATTTATTATAGTGTTTTTTAATTGCCTGCATTGATGTTGTTAGCTGTTTCGGGCTAAGACCTGATAACTCTCTTATGTAGAGAAGGATGGCACTTTTATTTAAAATGTCAATATCATTGATATTTTCAAATATAGTTATTACTGAATTTATGCAAAGTAATTCGTTTTCAACCTTAACTTTTGAGCGTATCTCATACATCAGTTTTAAAATTCCTGATATATTTTCAGAATTTTCTAATACAGAATCTTGAGACGGGATAGAACCTCGTTCTTCTATAATTTGAAGTTCTGAAGCATTAAGGCTTTTTTGATCATCAATGCTAACATCTCTTTTTCCTCTTTGAACTTTTTGTTTGGTTTTTATTATCAACCAGTTTTTTGCAACAACGTTAAAATAAGAAAACGCATTTGTTCCCATTGCGGGATTGAATTTATGAATTGTTTCAAACAAAAAATTTACACAATCGTTTTTTAAATCGTCGTATGTGTCATGTAACCCGCTAAACTTGTGAATATTGATTAGGTTTTCAACTAACTTTTCAAAAGCAGGGAGTATTTTTTCGACGTAAAATTTTTCTCTAACTTTTCTATCATCTGCTTTTTGAAATTCGCATATTGCTTTTTGTGTTTCTGCAGTAAAATAAAATTTAGAGTCTTGAGGTTCTTTTTCATCTGAACTCTTTTGTCTTCGTTTTCTTGTTTTTTTTATTTTTACTTTTTTCACGTTAATTTATCCTCATCAGAATTTAAGTTTTCAAACGGGCTTGATATTTTATTTGCAATAAGCAATAATGACTGTCTAGTTTTTTTTACGTCATTAACCATTGAAACGATAACTGGGTCATCAAACATAATTGGAGACTTTAAATGTTTTGATATGTTAGAGTAAGACTCATCTATAATATCTAAAGATTCTTCGATTTGAATTGCTAAAGAATCTAAAGTTTCTGCTGATTTCAAAAAACGTTTAATAGTGAACAATAAACCAATTGAAGTTAGCAAATTTGTTGTTATTAACAAGTAAATCATACACTAACCAAATACTTCGAAAGTTTTTCATCATAAATCTTAGAAACAGAATTATGATTATAAAATTCTATAATTTTCTTTGACCCTTCAACGGCCCATTTTTTTGGTAAAGAAGATGAATTTTTAAACTTTATTATTTTCTTTTTAAAATCATCTTCCAACGGCTCTGCCCACTTTGAATCATTCATGAATATCTTATTATCAATTCTAGAAGCATGAACTTGAACTAAGTCGTAGTTAACACCAATAAATTTAGTGTGTTTCATAAAATCTAAATGACCAGACCAATTTGTAGCGATAACTGGCAATCCTGATGCTGCAGCTTCTAATATCGGAAGTCCGTATCCTTCTCCTCTTGTCAATGAAATTAGCGCTTTTACTTTAGGGTTTTTGTAAAGAGATGAAACATGCGCATCGCTCATTTCGCCATGCAGCAAATAAATTTTAGGATTGATTGATTTACGAACTTCTCTTAAAAGAGCTTCAAGATTTTTTACCACAATATTACGATCAATTTTTGTATTTCTTCCAGCATTTGTTTTGATAATAATTCCAACGTCATCATCCTTAGAAAATGTTTCGCATAACCATTTAATAGTAAATAATAAATTTTTTCTATCATTAAATGGATTATTTCCAGTCATTTGACCAAAAACCAAAAAGTTAAAAGAAGTTTTTATTTCAGAAAGATCGATTCCATCATTAACTTTTGTAATTTCTTCAGTAAAAGACTCAGGTATAATGTGAGACTCAACGTTTAATTGTCCTGAATTTTTCAAGCTTTTTAATGCGTGGGTTGAAGGCAAAATAATACATGACATTTTATTGCATGCATGAACCCATTCATGATTTGCTAAATCTGTTTCTACTGAAGCTGTGATGCCGATATTCGTTTTTGCTAAATTGTTATCCCATTCATTAGGAAGTTGAAGTTGAATTGAAACATCATAGCCGCTAGCGTTACTTGCGGTTCTACACATGATTTGTTCGATTAGTCCATCACATTTAGTTTTATTTAAAATCCATGGAGTATCGCCCCACGGGGTTAATAAAAACTTGACATCAATATCTTTTCTTGACAATAACCATTTTGCAACTTGGCGGCTATGAACTCCATATCCGGATTGCGTGAGGGCAGGTCCTCTAAAAACAACTTTTTTCATTTTTCCTCTTCAAATTTCTTTTATTTCCCAACTATGGTGATTATCTTTCCACTTTTCAAGTAGCGTAGTCAAAGTCTCATCCCAACGCTTTATTAAATTTTCTATATTATAATCTTTTGTTGCGTGTTCGAGCGCGCGGAGGCCAACTTGTTTTCTTTTTTCTGGACCCCACTCATACATTTCCATGAATGCACTTGCGAGGTGTTCATGGGTTACGTAATCTTCATAGATGTAAGGGACCATTTGATTTCCTACTAAAGATTTTGCATCAGGTTCTAACGCAATCCCAAATTGCTCGCCAGTTTCTAAGTCTTCAACTTGTCGAGTTAATCCTCCAGTTTTAATTGCGATAATTGGTTTTCCGCACATCATCCCTTCTAACGTTGATAAACCAAATCCTTCATTACAACTTCGATTTACAACTGTATCAACGGCATTATAAAGTTTATTCATATCCTGAAACTCAATTCTGTTCTTAGAAAAGACTATTGAATCTCTTATTCCTAACATATCGACAACATGATGCAAATTAGGACCTTCTGGATCTAAAGGCTCTGTATGCATAATGAGCGTCGCGTTTGAATGACCATGTCTAAGTTTCAACTCATCAATAAATTGCTTCCATGAAACTAAAATATCACTTGGCATTTTTCTTCTTGCATTTCTTGAAACGAATAATGCAGCAAAGTGATCTTTCTTATCTTTTCCTAATAAAGAAATTTTTACTTTTTGTTGTTCTTCTTCAGGTAAAGGATAATAGACCTCTTTAGGAATTGAGTGAGGAATGTAGTTTGTTTTCTCAGGAAATCGTTCTTTGATCATTTGATACGTTGGCCAGTTGATGCAGTTGATTAAATCTGTCGACTCATATAAAACTCTATTAAATTCTGGCCATGGAAGATTGTCCCATAAGTGATTATATACTATAGGACATACTTGATGAATTTCGTCTTCCATTTCCCAAATCCAAATAAAAAATCTTGGATCTGTAAAAAGCAATATTGCATCAGGTTTTTCAGTAGCTAGAACTTGACGCAACATATTTCTATCTCCAAATCCGTCCGTAGGTTTGATAATAAAATCTTCATTTACTACGACGGTTCTGTAATCTTCATGTTTCATCGCCCCGCCAAAACACTTAAATTTGTATTTTCCGGTTGTTAGCAATCCATGAATCAACCATCTAGCCTGCGTTCCAACGCCACTAGAACTTAAAGGATGGTCTGAAAGCATTAATATAGTTTTTTTCTGCATGTCGTTATATTACTAACTTTTAAAAAGTTTGTAATATTTTTAAGTGCAGTGTTCGGTGTTTTTATATTCACACCAAGTACATGCATCTCGATTTTTCAAAGCGATACCTCTTTTTACAGAAGTTATCATATTGCTAACAACTTTAAGGGACCTTTTGATAGGCACCTCACCAAGTGATACTGAGAATAATTCGCAATGTTCACCAGGCTTTGCTGACTTTTTCAGTAGAACAAAACCACAACGTACGTCTTTCATTGGAACATCAGGATGTTTTTGACACCAATAGTTCTTATAAAGAGCCAATTGGGCTTTCACCATATCATCGCTACGCTTTTCTCTAAACCATCCGCGAGCCGTTGTCTTGTGGTCTAAAATCCAATACAAAGTTTCTCCTTTTTTTCCTTTGCATTTGATTATGCCGTCGATGAAACCTTTGAAAGCATGAGGATGATTTTCAACCGCTTCATAAAGTTGATGCTCTGCGTCAATAACTTCCCACCCAGGGAATGTTTCATCAAAAAACTTAGGAACTTCTGCAAGAATAGCCTCAGCTTCTGACTTAGCTTTTACAAGAGACGCTGGAGAAAAGTCTGGATTCCCTTCGTGCTGCGCCCAGGCTTTCTCCATATGCTCGAAAGCAATTTCGGGTTTCATCTCGCGAGTCAGTAGGTAGTGCTCACATGAAGCATGAACAGCAGTACCAAAGTCTAATACAGGAGATGGTTTCGAAAGATCAACTTTTTTAATATGAACTAAATTGTGACGATACGAACACTCTTTCCATAGTTTAACTTCTGAAAATGAAACGTGTTGTTTTCCCGTCGGTAGTACCTCAAATGAGGGTGTTACTTCTTGCATTATGTGATAGTAACACCCTCTTAATTGTTAGTTCAATCTTTTGGTTTCTTTGAGATTGCTCGTCCAACTAACTTTTCCCAATCTCGTTGCGGACGAACTTCAACATTTTTGTTCCATGCAGCACTCATAACTTTTGGATCTACTCCTAAGGTTTTAGCAATGCTAATCAATGCATTAATATCCTTACAAAAACAGCTTCCGCCGAAGCCAAAAGCCGGCTCTCCAGTGTCGTCTGCTGGCATTGGTCCAGGGACTTTCCAATGTGAGCTACCCAACCGCTTGTCGAGTGTGGCATATTCGATTACCTTATCATAGTCGATGTTTGCTCCTGAAGAGTCCAAAGCTTGACAAATTTGATAAAACTCGTTAGCAAGAGCGACCTTCACTGCTAGATGAATGTTCGTTACATACTTTACCATTTCAGCAGTGGTGCTTGATGTTTTAATGATTGGAACGTTTGGAAACGCTGCCTCAAAAACTTGTTTGACCTTATTGATCCATGGACGAGGACCGCCAAGGATGATTCTATTTTGGTTTCGCATGTCATCAACAGCATTTGCTTCTGTTAAGAACTCAGGATTAAAAATAACTTTCAATCCTGTTTCAGCGAACTTTTTATTCCACATCTCGACAGACCCTGGTGGGACCGTTGATTTAACTACGGCAATTCTTTCTCCAGAAACTTCTGATAATTCTTTCAGAGTTCCTTCTACGATGCTGAGATCTGCAGATCCATCTTCAAACATAGGCGTAGGAAGGCATACAAAATAAATTTTAGAAAAACCTGGTGTTCCACCTTCCTCATTATCGTGAATTAATTCTGCAATGGACCCAGGATAACCAGCAACGGAATCTCCATGACTTGGTAGCGATCCTCTTACATACTTTCTTGCCTTATCATACGCGTATACATCAAAACCACGTTCTGAAAAAACTGTCGTTAATGACCCGCCAACGAATCCTTGACCAATTACAGCAATTGACTTATTTTTTTTCATAGATTTTATATAATCTAAAAAAAATTAAAGTTCATTTAATTGCATTAAGAACAGATTTCCACCCTTCATCATTTTTTATGAATTCTACTGAAGAATTAATTTTTGATTGAGTTTCTTCGACATCATTTAATGTTTTTTGAATTAGTTGAATTGATTCTTCAAAATTTTTATAAGTTAAAATTGAAGTAATGTTGTTAGCGTAATTTTCGTGTTCTTTTTCATAATCTCTAATGCTTATGCATCCTCTAGATGCAGCTTCAATATCTTTTACCCATAATGCATTTGCTTGAAGCTTTTTTGAATCTACTATCCATTCTACTTGTTCATTATGTATGAAAATTTTTATTTTAGACAAATTTTCTAAAAATCCTTCGTAAGAAGATTGTTTTAGAATTGTTACATTAATGTTTTTTGATTTTAAAAAATCAAAAAAATTTTTTCTATAAGGATGAATTTGACCACAAAATCCTATATCAATTTCTCTATTTTTCCATAATGGAGTAAAAGAACAATATTCTGGTAACACCCACATTTTTACGAATGTAGACTTTATTCCTTTATCATTTATAAAGTCACTCCACCATTTTGATGTATTTAAAAAAGATTTAACATTCAATTCATCATAAATTTTTTTATATGATCCTTTATATGGAGAATCATCTTTAAAAGATTCCCAAGGATCTTGTTCATATATGAATATTTCTTTATCATTGAGATACTTTTTTATTATATGAATATTTTTATCTAAAGTTCTTAATTTCAAGCAAGATAAAATTTTATCGCATGAAGGAATTTTATTCCTTAAGTTAACGTCTGACATCGTACTAAATGTCATATTTGTTTCATTTTGTAAAGTCTTAAATAACTGATGTTGAAAACAATTGTTTTTTACGTATTGATAATCGTCAATAATGACGTGAAGATTTAATTTCATTTAGTATAAATTCCTTTGAATAATTTTTTATACAAAAATTAAAAGCATTTTGAAAATCATCATCATAATAATCAACATCATTATATTTTGATGAAAGATTAAACCCTAATAAACACAACCCTCTTATTTTATCAAAATCATTTTTTTCCCAAGCTGAATATACATTATTAAAGATATCAGGTTGATTTTTTTTACCTCTGTGAAATCCATAATGAAATGATTGTTTTTCAGATGGAAACCAACAATGCTTTCCTGCAGGAATTAATTCTTTAGGAAGTTGGTCTCCTCGAATTACAACATTATGACCTGAGTCAACTCTATCAGGATACAATTTATTCACATTTGTAGCTACTAAAACAGTGTTTTTTAAACATGTAAGACCGTATATCATGCTATCAGTCATGTAGTCATGAAGCCACGCTTGAACTCCTGTTAACTTATCATTGTTTTTAAAAAGTTCGACAAAAGTTTTTATAACTAAATTATGAGACAATACTGTGTCTGCGTCGACCTTTAAAAACAAATCATAGTCTTTTTTTACTCTGTTCCATTCTAAAAAAAGTTTTTCATGTGCTTCTTTTTCTGGTAGGTTTGAAACAATGTAATGTGTTGTTTGAACATCTACTTGCGTTGAGATTGATTCTTTACATTTCTCAAATTCATTTTCTCCACACTCCATTGTTCCTACAAAAACTTTCATTTATTTCTCCAAGCAAAATTTTTATAAAATTTTATACATACAAATTTGATCAAAAAATTTTTCATCTCTATATAAAGAAGAAATTAACTTACCTTCTTCTATAAAACCAAGATTCTTATATACTTTTTGACCTATTAGGTTGTATTCTGCAGTTGTTAAACTTACTCTATGAAGTCCGATTTCTTTACAATGATCTAACATTAACGACCACATGAACTTTGCATATCCTTTACCTCTAAAATTCTTATGAATATCTGCTCCTAATACACAATTTCTATTAGTAAGATCTATACTATAAAACTTAGTAAATCCTACTCTTTCAGAGTTTATTTCAAATATTTTTCTTTTTTGAGAATTATCTTTTGATATTTTTTCCCACCAAGATAAATGTTGATTTAAAGTTATAGGATTTGGATTAGTTAAATTTTTTAAAACTTCTGGATCATTATGCAGTTCAACTAACCATTCATGATCTTCATGAACAACTTCTCTTAATAGCATCTTTGAATTTTTTTTCATTTTAAAATATCGTTTTGAAAATACTGATCAAGAACATCATAAAATGATTTTGATAACTCATGTTTTCTAAACTCTTTAGATAAAGACCCTCTTTGATGAGCTAAAAATGGAACTCCATCTAATTGATATTCTTCATGATAATTAAACCCTGTTTTTACAATTTTTGCATTATCAGTAGGTTTTTCTTGACTTAACCCTTTATAAGGAATATTATTAGATTTTAAATACTGAGGTATTTGCCATCCTGAATCTTTTAAAAGTTTATATCCAATAGGCAATTGGTATGTTTTAGAAAGTTCTTCATTTTCAATTAATAAATGATTACCTTTTTCAGGATTCATTTTTAGTTTTGAAAAGTCATATTTTTAGATGTTGCAAACCACGTAGCGTTTGGAATATTTTTATAAGTTTGAACTTCTGAAAGGCCAGAACTATATCCTCCTATTTTTTCATATGTAGTTCCAAAAACTCCAACATCTTTTAAAATATTTTCAGTTATGATGTCCCACCCATTCATTAACATAACGGTGTCTGAGTCAGCTATAATATCGATCGATTCAAGTTCTGTGTTTTTAAAGTTAGATAATGCAACCTTAATTCCATTGCAATGTCCTAACGTTCCACTTCCTGGTTCAACTTTAATAGCTGTTGAAAAATTTGAACTTTTTATATAACTTTCATTATCTAAACAATAACAATAAAAACCTAATTTATGTTTTGTAGAAGTTTTTAAGTAATTTTGTTTCATGTATTCAAAATATTGAAACGTAGAATTACTCAGCGTTACGTGTATGTTGATTGTCATTTTTTATTTTCTAAAATTTTTAAAGTTAAATTTGCAATATGTTTTATATCGTCTTCATTCAACCACCATCCACAAGGCAAAGAAAATTGCATAGATGAAAATTCTCTGACTCCGGGTAAGTCAACTTTAAACTTTTTGAATGCTGTATAATTATCGTTTGGAACATGAACAACACCAGCATGAATTCCTTCTTTATTTAGTTTTTCTAAAAGTTCATCTCTAGAATTTTTTTTACTTTTTAATTTTACTGTATACACCCACGAAGAAGATTCAGAATGTTTTGGCTTTTTTGCTGGAATTAACAATTTATTATTTTTAAACAGCCCATCATATAAAGCGGCATTTTGTTTATGCTTGTTTATTATATTATTGATATAAGGAAATTGTGACAACCCTATTGCTGCAGTTAAATTATTCATATTGAATTTATAACCAGCTTCTAAGATGTCAACATCCCATTGTTGACCTTTCCAATTTCCTTTAGAGTCTTTTGCTAAATCTCTATCTAAACCAAACCATTTTAGAGATTTTGATTTTTTATAATCTTTTTCACTTGAGCATATCAAAGCTCCACCATCTCCAGTAGTAACATGTTTAATTGCTTGAAAACTATAGCAAGTGAAGTCTGCCCAAGAATGAATTTGCGAATTATTATATTTTGAACCAAACGCATGCGCGGCGTCTAAAATAAGCTTTACATTTTTTTCGCTACAAATTTTTTTTAATTTTGAAAGCTCAGGAGGAGTTCCTGCCCATGCGACTGCCATTACTGCTTTTGTTTTTTCAGTGATATTTTTTTCTACGTCTTTTGCATCGATCATTCCACTGTTTGGATCAACGTCAGCCCAAACAATATTTGCGCCCATTGTATAAATTGGAGTATTAGTTGCAACACATGTCATAGGAGTTGTAATGACATCATCCCCTGGTTCAATACCACATAGTTTTAGAGCTAACGTTAGAGCAGAAGTACAACTATTTAATAATATTAGTTTTTCTGTTTCAAAAAATTCTTGCATTTTTTGAGTTAGCTCAGTAACTTGAATTCCTTCGTTAATGAATCCTGATTCTAATACATCTTTAATTTTTTCTAAAGATTCTTTTACTGGTATATGAACTTTAAAAAGAGGATAACTTTTCATTTTTCACTTTCTATTTGTTGCAATTTCTTCTATCTTTAAACCCTGAAATTTTTCTAGTGGCATATCAATTATGCCAAGATCTTTTAGCTTTTCAAGCAACTGTTGCTTTGACATAACATCATCTGCGCTAGTATATGTAAAAGATTTTTCAGTTCCTACTTGATAAGCAGGTCCTATTACATAGTGGGTTTTAATGTCTTTTGTTCTTACGGATTCAGAATCATTGATTAAGTCTTCATGTTTTTTCTCACCAGGTCTAAGTCCGATTACCTTGATAGGCTTATTATAAAGACTAGAGAATATTTCGGCAAGATCTCCTATCATCATTGATGGAATTTTTGGTATCCATGTCTCTCCACTTTTACCATTATTTAACGCTTTTACAATTAAATCTACGCTGTCATCTAGCGTCATGACAAATCTAGTCATGTCTGGATCTGTTACTGTTAAACAGTCTGAATTTTCTGCTTGATATTTAAAAAGAGGTATGATGCTGCCTCTGGATTCTAGAACATTTCCATAACGAGTGCACAAAAATTTAACCCCTGTTGAATCATTTTTTGATTGACTAGTTACTAACCTTTCTGAAATTGCTTTGCACATTCCGTAAACGTTGACGGGAGAACATGCTTTATCCGTGCTAACAAATAAAACTTTTTCAAGTTTCCAATTATCATTAAAATTTTGCGAAAGCTCTTTTACGGATTTTATAACATTTTGAGTACCTAAAAGGTTTGTTTGAACACTTTCAAATGGGCTTAATTCGCAAGTATCGACTTGTTTAAGTGCAGCAGCAACAATTACAACTTGAGGTTTATAGTGGTAAATAACTTCTTTTACTCTATTATAATCTCTAATATCGCCTACAAAAAATTCAATATTTTCAAAATTACATAATTCATTTTTTATTGTCCAATGTTTTGCTTCATCTCTAGAATAAACTGCAATGTTATCACCATTAGACAAAAACCTAGAAATTAATTTCTTTCCTAATGACCCAGTTCCGCCAAATATCAAATACTTCATTTTCTTATTTTATTTTTTTAAAAATGAATGTTTAAAGCTTAATGACATCTAAATCTTTTAATATTTTGTCATTTCTTGTTGGTCTATAATCAATAGACAAATTGTGGTTTCTGCTTCCATTTATGACAATATGAGAATTTTCATTTCCTAATTTTGAATGCCAAATTCCTCGGTCAATAATTGCAGATTTTTTATATTTTTCGTAATAAAGTTTTTGATAGTCTAACTCTGAAAATTCTCTTAATTTAGAAAGTTCTAAAAATACTTCTTTTATTGTTTTCATTCTAGTTAATGAAGGAAGTTTAGACAAAAAATTACAAGAGTATATTTCGTTAATTTTATCAACTAATTCAAATTCTACATTTTTATTTTCTATAAAATTATGTTGTACAACACATGCGTACTTTTTTGAATTTTTTGTTTGTTTTCTTTTATCGTATAAGCTTCTTTCTGAAACTAAAAATTCCTCTGTTCTTATGGACCCGATGTCTTCATAATCATCTAAAAATTTTTCGCATAATCGAAGTTTTTCAAAAGCTTTATCAAAATGAATAATATCTGATTCAATGATATAAAGATATTTGTAATCTTTATTCATCATTTTTTCATAGTTATTTATACACCAAAAAATTGCACTCCAATACCCTGCGTTAGTCTTACTTTGAAATACGTTTTTAAAAGAAGACGTCAAAAGTTCTATGCTTCCTGGGTATGTTGATGCGTTATCAAAAACTAAAAAATTTTCTTGTGTGTCTGTATCAACTAGTTTTATCAAATTATCTACAACTTGTTCTAAAACCTTGAATCTAGTAATTTCTTTTGTGCATGTCACTAAAAGTATTAATGTGTCTTTCATGTTATTGTTCCAACAAACGTTTCCCAATTTTTCCAATATTCATCATTTAAAGATTCTTTTTGAAGATTTATCATCCCAATTTTAAGCTTATTGACATAATCTTCATCAAAAGATAATTTTTGTATTTCTTTTGCTGCTTCTTCTGGCGTTTCAACTATAATTGAGTTTATTTTGTCAATTAAATAATTCTTTGAGTTTGACATGAAAACGTACTTTTTAGTTGTAATAATTGGAACTTCGCTATTGAAACAATAATAAAAAACTCCACCACCCCAGTCTGTTTGCTTAAAGTGTACAGCTGCTTTTAACTTTGAAGTTAGCTTATAAGATTGTCTGGGGTTTATTGTTTGAAAGTGACCTGTTACTCCGCTATTTCCAGAAAATCTAATATCAGCTCCTGCAGATCTAACATTACCTCCAAAATTTTTTATTTCTTGAATGTTTTTTTCTCTTAAATTCAAGTTCATTTTGACAAAAAATTTATAATCATCTGGTTGTCTTACCTCAAAATTATGATTAAATGAAGCAAAATCTAAAGTTTCAATATCATTAGATTCATGATTAATGTCTAATAACTTTTTTTCAAAAGGCACACAAAATACATTAACGTTGTTGACATCAATATGTTTGTTTTCATAATTCGCAGGAATAAACTTTGCTACATTTTTTGGTCGATGACTTCCTGGATCTGAATTCCATGCATTCATAGTTGATGAAACCCATTTTGCGTATGGAAAATATTCATTAGCTACTTTGAAGTAGTGTAATAAACTTTCTTCTCCTCCTCTTAAAGTATGAAAAACATCGATTCCAGGATTTTTTTCATTTAAATCTATTATTTCGCAAGATATGTCTTCATCATATAAACAAGATGATTTAAAAGTTTTTAGAAAAAAGTCTTCTCCAAAAAACGCATTATTTTCTTGAAACGGATAAAGATCAAGATTTCTTTTGTTTTTATCAATTGAAGACTTGCATAATAACATAGGCCATGTAGCTATTTTTTCCCATTTAAGTCCTAACGTACCATGTTTCGGTACAAATACTTTGATTGCAAATTTTATCACAAATTTCTTTTGCAATTGATACCCTATTGGGATCTATGCCTATGCCTACTAATTTAGTAAAATGTTCATTTAGGCTTATCATAGTTAAACCTTTGTCAAATCCTATTTCGAGATAAGACGCTTCTTTTAGATTAAGAAACCGTGATGCCGAAAGAGATATTTCTTCCCTAAGTTTGTTAGTGATTGTAGTTTTATACGCAAACTTATCAGGTATGTTAAGTTTCATTCAAATCTCCAGAAAACATTTAAATTTTAGCATACTTCATGTAATATGTTTATTGACCATTTTTATGATTTAATATCATAGAATTTATTTGTTCTACGTAAAAAAAGTATGCATTATCCATGTGAAAATGGTCACCAATTTTTTCAAATAATTGTTTCTTAGTTTGATAAAAATCCTTATCAAGGATTAATTGTTTTATTAAACAGCAGGCCTCATCAAGATTGCTAACTATCATTTCTTTAAATTCAGGAAATTTTTCAATTATGTTATCATAAGAAGATTGGTAATAGCAAACTGCTGGAATTCCAAATGATGCATAATTTAATAATTTTGTAGATGGTTTTATTTCTACTCTTAGATTATCTTTTTCAAATAAAACTACAGCAATGTCAATTTCATTAACAGCATCATGAAAATTTTTAGACACCCCGCTGATCGGATCAAATCGAACATTCATTTGTGAAAAATCTTTAATGATAAAATTTGCAGAATTTTCTTCACAAACTTTTTTTATTTCGTTTTCATAATGTTTTGAGTAATGACGAGGTTCAACACACCCAACATTTAAAATGTTAATATTTTTTATATGTTTTTTTCTTATTATATTTGTGTGTAAATGATCAATTATAATAATTTTTTTTCTTTCTAGATTGTAGTTTTTACATAAAAAGTTTGCATGTGATTTAGATGAAGCAATTACAAGATCAAATAAATTTTGATTTCCGCGGGGCGTAAAATCATCTACTGGGTCGTAAACAACAATACAATTTAAACTTTTCGCTTTTAACAAATCAGGATGATGCATATCCTTAAGAAAAATTACTATATCATTTTTTTGCACGTCGTCTGGTAACGATTTGCCAACATAAGACTTAATAAACTTTGAAAGACAAACTGTTGGTACATAAGCCCTCATTATAGACGATCCTCGTGATTGTGGATCTGGCCATCTAGGATTTATTATGAAATAAATTTTTTGTTGTGTTAGTTGCATTTAATCAAATATACCAAACATCAACGAAATGTTTACCTAACGCGTTTTCGTCTGCATCAATCCCGATTACACATAAATCGATTTTGGATTCTTTTGACCACTCTTTTATTGAAGAAAAGATACAGTCGAACCTAGAGGCTCCAACAGTCGTAATTAAAATATTCTTTTTCATATTTTAATCGTTTTCTTTTGTCGTAGCGATTCTAACGAAGCTTCCAAAACTTTAGCCACGTTTAAAGCATCGCTTAACGTAGTTCCTTCGT